CTCAGCATCAGAAGAAGCATAACTCTTGTTGTAGAGCATAGCGTTGCTACCATTGCCCTCAATTTCTTTAATATCTTCTTCTGTTAAATATGGGTATTGTTTTTTAAGATCAACAATACTAACTCTTCTTATTTCTCCAACGTAATATAAGTCATCAAAATAAGGTGATTCAGTATAAGAATATACAATATCAGCTGGATCTACGTAATCTATTTTAATACCTTCAGACGTATTGAAGCTATTTTTTACGCAGGCTATACCTATAGTTGTTAAATCGTAATCTAATCTTTTCTTTAATAAAGGATACTTGTTGTAGTCTAAAACGTTGTTGATAGCCTCTTCTTCTGCGATTTCTATAGCTTGTTTATAATCAAGCTGCATGTGTAATTCAAGTTCTTCTTCATTTTGAGGAACTTTTTCTTTAGGCATATTAAAAGCATTTACACCTAATTCTTTTTCAGCCACTAGCTTTTCTTCAAAAGCGTACATGTCAATCAAAGCGTTGTTGACGTAATCTGTTTTTTGCTTAATAGCAAATGGATCTTGCGAATAAGCTTTTATATCGTATAATCTTTCTGATATTCCATTTACAACAATATCAACAAACTTCGGTATAATAGGTACTGGCTTCCAGTCTAAATTTAAATAAGATAAATCGCCGTTTATGGACAACTCATCTTTATATTTCTGAATAGACTGCTCACCTCTAGCATATAGTCTTAATCTATGAAAATTATCTCTATTCGCGTAGTATCTTACACTGCCTGAGTCTCTTTTAAACCATTCCCCTTCTATAGCCTTTGCAACTTGCAAACCGTAGTTAGGATCAGCTTTCTCAGCGTCACTAACCGCTTGGCTAGGAAATATACCTTTTGGTAATGCTTTTGACATCTATTGTATTATTTTTGAAGTAAATCCTTTATTATCGTATTTTTTAAATCCAAAATCAACAACCTTCGTTGTTCTTTCTTGTGTTGGCGCGTACATGTGTCTATTACAAGCCATTATCGCTAAACCTGAGCTAATAGCCGCGTCAAACAAGGTTCTTTTGTTTATATCGAATTTAGCCCAGTCGTTTAGCGTTCTATTAAAGTACATATTGCCATAGTCTCCATTTTCTTTTTGCCCTACATACTTCTGTATATATGTTTCTATTGCAGCAGCGTGCGCTTGTTTAATGTCTTCACCTGAATTTGGTATACCACCTATCTCTTTTTCTGTCGTAGAGAGTCTGTTATACGTTTTATCAGGTCTGTTCATTGAATAACCTCTGTAACCTCTACGTTTTAAATAATAAAGTAATCGAGGTTTGTTATTTTCAGCAAGCAACGGCATACCATAAAAAACCAAAGCCATTAAAACGTCTTCAAAAAACATTTCAGCTGTTTGAGGTCTTGCGATATACTCTAAGAAAAATGTGTTTGGCGGAGCATCTTCCATGCTAAATTTTGTAAGGCCATGTAACGAACCTTTAGATCCTCTACCGTCAACAGTTCCTGATATATCATAAGGGTCACAACCAAAAGCACCCATGTGCTCGTTTCCAGGATGTTTTATATTATTTCTTATAGTAACTCTATTCTGCAAATTAAATGGAGGAATCCATGATACTAAAAACCTACCATTTTTATCAGGCATAAAAACAACCCTAGTATCTTTAACGCCATTATCCCATTGAAAATTACCTTTAGTTAGTAATCCCTGGTATTTTGCTTCTTCATTAAAATCTATTTGCTCGTATAGCTTTACTAGATTAAAAATACTGTTTTTTGTTTCGTCCCTAAACGCGTGTTCTTCTGTTCTTGGAAACTGACGATAAAATTCATTTAAAGCATCTTGATCGTCCTTTAAACCAGCAGCTTCGTTTTCCCAATGCTCTATTACGCCAGTATCAATAATCTCTCCCATCGGTCCTTCAACGGGCTGTCCTGGGGTATCGAATACAGGTAATCCAAAAGCGTCAATGAATCCTTCGTAGTTCCACTCCATAGGAATAAACAAACTATATAGTCCACTGCGAGTCTGTCCATTGCGGTTTCTTTGGGTAACGTCTGAATCATTGTAAAGCTTTTTAAAGTTGTCTCCTCCTTTGTCCAGCGCATTGGATGTTGATCCCATCATACATTTACCAATGATACGACTACCTAGTCTAAGACACGTTTTTGTTACGCGCCAGTTGTTTAATATATTATCAGGTCTCTCCCATTTACCACTTTCGTCATGTACTAGTAGTGCTAGTTTTTCACCATCGTACGAGTTGTCTCCTGTGTTTTTCCAGTCGATCGTGGTATCGAGACCCTCAAGTATTTCTTTCTCTTTGTTCTGTATAGACTTCTTTGTGAGTTTTGAGGCTGGTACCCTGTACGCGAGCTCTGACTTCGGTCTGTCCATACCGTCTTGTATCGGTTTAAAGAAAAACGGATAGTTGATTGATATGGGTACAACTTTGTCAGTAAACATCTTCTTAGCATCGGATCCAGACTTGGACAATATACCAAATCTCGCATCTGATGTAATTGTAGCAAGGTTAACGGTCTCTGAGCTTGACATAAATGAAAACCCAGAACGTCTGTTTTTAAGGTAGCACATGCCGTAGCATCTTGGATCTGCCTTGCAAGCTTCCCAGAATATAAAGAATAATCTGTTTGCTTCTCGAAAGTCTGGGTGGCCAACGTCAATCTTGGTCCACTGCAAGTACATATAGTGAGTGCCAGTAATATAAGTAGGCTTGTCTTTGTTAAAAAACCAAAAACCGTTTTCGCGCCTTTCAAACTCTTCATCTATATATTCCTCCCATTGCTCTTTAAACTCCGAAGGTGTATCTCTCCACTCAAATATAGTGTTTACTCTTTTTAATTCCTTCGGATATTCAAAAGGTGTCCAGCGTTTGTCTTTGTTGCTATACACATTTTGTTCCTTTGGCAGAGCTATACGTAAATTCTGTATCTCGTATATTTCACCTATTTCTCCAGTCTTGCTTATAACTACAATATCATTTTCTT